GCTTATTACTATCAAGATTAGTAATTTCAACATATTGAATCAAACGTCCATTTTCTTCCGATTGGGTCATTTCATTAGAAATTTCAAGCCCAGTTATATTTTTCGACCATTCTTTTTTCTTAAAATTAATTTCTCCGTTAAAGAATAATACAGTACGGATACTATCAATTTGCCATTTAAATTCAGTCATGGTATGCCTAATATGATTTATATAGAATTAATCAAGGTTTGTTATACAAGTCTATTGAACAAATATATGCAATTATTACGGATGAATACACATATTTGAGGAGACTATAATCTTTATAGTTAACACTAGATTTAATTTTCCCAAGGCTATACACTCCAGAGACGAAAACACCTTCTTACTAATTAATAAGAAGGTCTCTTAGCGCGAATATTACGTTGAAATTACTACCGAAGTCAATATCGTAGTTCCGATAAGTAGTCAAGCCAGAAACTTTCATAATCTGTCTAATTCTATTACTTTAGAAAAACTACACGCCAAATAACGTCGTCTTGATAAACGTTTAAATATCTTAAATATATGAAACAAAGTGTATCGAAAGTCAGAAACACTTTGTACATATCGTTAGAAAGCAAGTCGAATACAGCGTATAGGTAGTGAAATGCCCCCCCGTTCGGCGGCCTCACATAGTTAACGGTTACGCCTTACAGTGGTATTCTCAGTCAAAGATCGACTAATAGTTGAGTTTGGATTACCAATTTGATCACTTACAAGCTTCGGTACCGTTCTTGGAAGCTGCTTATCCATTTCATCTTTAACAATGATCCGGACTGTTTGCTCATCCAGTTGTTCGGCTTCAACTGTCGCCCCACTCACCTGATTAATCACTTCAATTTTGAAATTGATTATCGATGAAGCTGGCTCAATTGAAGGCTTAATCTCAGCTTGAGGGCGTGAAGCACGTCCTGAAGTAAAGTCCTGAACATCATCCAGATTTGAGCGATCCAGAACTAAACCATTGGATGAGAAGTAGACCTTGCCATCGTGGTATAGATCAGAACTGGCCGAAGAAGAAGCGATAGGTACGCTTCTATTACCCTTATAAATAATCTGAGAATCTTGAACCGGTTGATTAAAGATATCAGCTTGCTTTTGGCTTTCTATAAAGGCACTAGAGCTCATCATTGCACGGCGCATGACACTATCAGCTGAAGCATTGTTATTGAGAAAAGCTTCAGGGTTTGTACTCTTACGCATTTTCTCAACTAAACCAACTCCCCCCCATCTTTTAATGTCTTCTTGAGACCATACAATCTCGCCTTTGTGCACAGCTCCAGCAACTTCATATTTCCCACCTCGACCCGTGTAACCACCTTCAGCAAAGCCTTGATCTTTGATTGCCCGGATGTTTGCAATAATGCTAGCCCCTTGAGCAACTGCCCCAGCAATCAACGGTAAGTTAAGAGGAAAACCAGCTTTTGAAGCTGCTGCAATATTTTGCTGAATCGCAATACCAGCAGCTGCAATCGCATAAGCTTTATCTGCAGCGAACATGATTTTGTAAGCTTTAGATTGCTCTCCAAACATTGAACCAAACATAGATGTAAGAGAACCCATCATTTGGCCACCAAATGCAATTTGGGTGTTCAAACGATCTTGCTGATATTTATCTTCAATATCCTGAGCATTCTGAGCATATTCGGCAGCAATCTGATTGCGTTGGTCCTGAGCAGCTTGAATGATTGCTGTTTTCTGGTTTTCGAAATCCTGCTGCTTAATTAGTCCAGCTTCGAATTGAGCATTCAAACCATCTAAAGAGTTTTGCTCATTCAGGTCGGTAGCAGCAAATTGACTATCTGCTAAATCATTTGCAGCATTTAAACGGCTAAATCGTTCCTGATCCTGTCTGAAAAATTCTCCGGTACCATTCATATCCGCTTGGATACCACCCCAGTTTTGAGCAGCATTATTCACTTTATCGCGTGTCTCTTTATCCTGATTGGCTTTAGATAATGCGATTAGCTTTTGCCGCTCTTCTATAGAAAGCTTGGTATTCTTAAGAATTTCCTCCCGTTCGAGTCTGTAACGTTCCTGCATGGCTTGCGTTTCAGAAAGCAGAGATAAACGGGCTTGAAACAACCGCTGTTCCTGAGCTAGTTTTAATAACCCTAACTCTTGCTGTTTTTGCTGTTCCAGCAATTCAACAGCTTGCTTCTGCTCAAACTTACTTAATTCAAGGTCATGAGCTGCATTGAACTTTTTACGGTTAAAGGACTCTTCTAGTAACTGTTCCTCGGTTTTCTGGAACTCCTTATAGTCTTCCAATTTCGTTCTAAGGGCTTGTTTGGCTATAGCAATATCATTATCTGCACGACGATTTATTTCCGCCTTTATTTCTGCAGTACGTTCCGGGCTAAAGTTTGCTTTATCAACATCCTCCAGTCTTGCCTTTCTATTATTGTTAATCCGTCCGACTTCACTAGCCACCTCATTTTCAAGTGACCGTTGCAAATCCTGTTGACGTTCAAGTTGAGATTGAATATCACCAGCTGCTTTATCACTTCCTTTACTTGCACCACCTTTCACCTTGCTCTGCATCTTGGGAGATTGATGTAGAAGCTTAAGAGACACTCCATCCTCAAAGATCACTTCACTGACATAACCACCTCCCTTGCTGTCATACCATGTCTTGATATCTTTCACAGCAACATTGGTCGTGATTGGTGTTCCTTCAGGCATTGAAAAATCAATACCTTTATGAAATGAAGAAGCCCCTTTAGTTGGGGCTTTTCGTGGACCATAATTAGAACTGATCTTGTAGGAAGTTAAAGGTTTTCCTCCCGCCTGTAATCGAGCCAGATGTTCATTAGAAACTTTCTGACCTGACAATGAGCCACCATATCGGACGTCAAGATGTGGACCAGTACCAATACCGGATTGACCGGAAATACCGACCAAGCGTTTAGTAAGTTTTGCTTGTTTTTCAATTTCCTGCGTCTGCTTTCTTTTAGCTTCAGTTAATTTATCTTCTCGCTCCTGTTGTTCTTCGATGATCTTGAGATTTCTAAGTGCGCTATCAATTTCATCTTTAGACAAAATTGCACTCATTCCTTTAGCTTTTTGCAGTTCTAAAATGGCATTAGCTTGAGCAACAGTGTAACCTTTATCAAGCCAACCTGATTTATAGATTGAATCAATAACGCTATCTTTTTGCTTGGCTTGATAATCTTGCAAAGCCTTAGTTGCCTTTTCTGCTTCAGTAGCAGTATTTCCTAAAGCATCCGCTTGTTTTTGATGCTGAATTGCCGCATTTTGTGCTTCATTACCTCCAAGTTTCACTTCAACTCTTAATAATTTAAGTTTCTCAGCTGATAAACTTGCTTTAGATGCATTGTCATCATACTGCGCAGCCTGTTTTTTCAGATTTTCATATAGATCTGTAGGCAACTTAATTTTATTTAGACGTTCAATGGCTTCTGTATAGCTGATAGTTCCAGTTCTCGCTTCTTGGGAAATTTTTTCAACCTCCCTATTTCCTCGTGCATAGTTCTCGATATCAATTAATGCAGACCCTACAGCACGCGATGATTTCTCTAATGCTTTATTTTGTGCATTAAAAGCAGTAGTTAAATCATTAACTGCTTTAGCCTTATCATTGCCAGTTAATTTTTTTAACTCCTCATCAGCTTTCTCAGCAACTTTAGCTTGTTCAGCAAGCTTTTGCTTTGCCTCCTCTGCCTTATTATTAAAATAAGAATAGGCTGCCGCTAATCCCATTACTCCTAATGTTGCAACTCCAGCCCACCCACCAATTAATCCAAACGCCCCTTTAGCTAGTCTCCCTGCAATTGAAGTTGCAGTATTTAGCTTAATTTGAGCTGCTGTTTGTGCATTTGTAGCAGCAGTTACTGCTGCCTGTGCTTGTGCGTATCGAGTTGCTGCCGCTGTTGCGCCAAATTTAGCTTGGGTTTCTGCATTTGTTGCTCGCACATTCGCGAGATGAGCTTTTGCTGCATTCAAAGCAGCGGTAGCTTCTGCATATTCTGCTTGAGCATTTAATACAGATGCTTGGCGGCTCGCTAAAGTTGAAGCCATTCCCTCTTTAATAGCAGCGCTCTTCATCAAAATTGCACGAGTGATATATCCAATACCAACTACTAAAGCCCCATCAGCAATTAAATCTAAATTACTTGCAAGAGTTTGAACTGATCCAGCTAATACCTGTGCCGCACCACTTCCCTTACCTGCTTCGCCAACAAATTTTGTGATCTCGTTGTTTAGGAGTGTGAGAGACTGCCCGATTGTGATATCTGTTTTAGCAAAAAGAGCATCAACATCAGATTCTACATTTCTAAGCGCTTTTACAATTTCTTGTGAAGTAATTTTTCCTTCAGCTGCTACTGAACGCAACTCTCCTACGGTGATCCCCATGCCTTGAGCAATAGCCTTTGCTAGAGCTGGTGTTTGTTCCATAACTGAGTTGAGTTCTTCACCACGTAATGTACCGCTTGCCAAAGCCTGCCCGAATTGTACTAAAGCTGCATCAGCTGCTTCTGCACTTGCACCACTAATTGCTACAGCTTTAGAAACTGTTTCAGTTAAACGTGCTGTGTCATCCATTGTGAGGTTTAAAGTTTTGGCATTATCACTAAAACGCTGGTAGACCTGTAACACAGAATCCCAAGCCGAATAGGTTTTTTGAGCAATTCGGAAAGTGTCTTCCGTTGCTTTATTTAGTTCAACTTGATTATTAGTGACCAACTTAAGACGGTTTTGTAGTCCAGTATATGTATCCATCTTTGAAATGGCAGAACTTACTGTTACTAGCCCAGCCATATACCCAGCTAGTGCTCGCGTAGCTACAGATAAGTTGTCCATAGACTTAGATGCAAACTCACCTTTACGCTCAATACTATCCAGTTCATTGCCTAGATTGCGCGCATTTCGTTCTGCATTTTTTGCATCAATTACAATGACGAGACGTGATTCTTGTGCCATCTTACTTTCCTCTAGGCAATAAAAAGCCCACTCAATGAGTGGGTTGTTAAGGTTGATTTTTGGGTTAGTGTTTTTGCTTAAGATGCGCTCTTGTTCTCGTGATATCTCAATATGCTGGCAACCTTTTGGAACAGATAGCCCACTAAGAATCCATTTAAGATTATCCCGATACCTGTAATAACCATGATTCCTGACCATACGGTCTCGGTGCCATAATAAGTTCTTGGAACTTCAACTCGGCCAAACACAAGTATAAAAATAAATCCAGATATAATACCTAGAACAATTAACCCCCATCCGATGGCATTGCAAACTTCACTTTCTTTCATTGTTTGATATTGTGGTGTGCTCATGCTGTATCTCTTCTTTAATTACCAATTCGAATTTACTTTCTGCTGAGTTTTAATCTTTTCAGCCATATCATCCGATAGAGTATTAATCTTACTAATAATCAGTGGTGTGGACTTCCTACTTTCAGTTATAGGGTAATTTTGTGCAGGCATCATTATTCCAGCACTCATGTGCGATGGAGCGCTATAGGTTAAACCATCATAACCCACGCGCATTTTCCCATCCTTAGTGTCCACTCTTACAGTAAAATCAACACGTTCGTTTCCTGTCATTGCCAAGCACTCCATGCCCGAACAAGGATATCGCATATTGCCCTTTCCAATGATAGTGCCTGATGCCTTATCTTCATATTGAATTACTGCGTTAGCAGAAGCAAAAGCTACAGCGAACCATTGTCTAGCGCCATCATAAATCTGTGCTTGGTTTAATCCATCAATTTGATAAACCTTTTCAAATTTTACAGGCTCTGAGGGTTGTTGGGGAGTTGTCGCACACCCCGCTAAGCCCAATCCAAGAAATCCCGCTAATAAAATCTTTTTCATAATGTAATCCATTTGTTATTAATCTCACACAATTTAACAAATGGACAAAATAATGTCATCAAGAACTTAAAAAGGAAGATTCTCTACTAGTCCATGTGGTCAAGCCAAAATACATCCTCAAAATTTTTACATACACCTACTTTTTTGAGTTCTTTATATATAAGTAAGGCTGTATCGATCTTGACAGAATGTCCCTGCTCGGCTCTTGTCACATAGTTTGATAGAACTCTGCTACCACTAACAAAACCACACCGCTTTGATAGCTCATAAACCGTTAAGCCTGCTTTTTCACGCAAACAAGCAACATTATTCTTTACTTCCATTGCTGCACCACAAGTTAAATTTTAGAATATTGTAGCACAATAAAAGATAATTACTATTTTTTGTGTTAGCACAACAAAAAGAATTGACACAATAAAAGATATTAAATAAGATGACTTCATCAAGGCTAAAAGCCATGAAAAAGAAAACCCCTTGCAGACGTCGAAATCAGGCAAGGGGTTTATGTCTAAACCAATGGAGATTTAAGACATGTCTAATATAGCACAAATCAACGATACCAAAATATCAATTGTTAACTTCAAATCTGTTCCAGTTGTTACTACAGCAATGCTTGCTGATTTCTATGGAACCGATACAGACAACATCAAACAAAACTATTCTCGAAATAAAGAGCGGTTTGTAGAAGGTAAACACTTCTTCAAAATTATTGGTGAAGAATTGAAAAAATTTGTAGGTGACTTAAAGTCACTTGCAAATTTCCCTGCAATTTCAAATAAAACTCGATCCCTTATCTTATGGACAGAACGCGGTGCTGCACGTCATGCCAAGATGTTAGACACAGACCAAGCATGGGAAGTTTTCGAGCAACTTGAGGATTGCTATTTTGTCCGTAAAGAGATTTTAGCCAAAACCCACAAATCAGAACGTGAACCCCTAACCAATGCTGTAAATCTTCTTGTAGCTAAAACTAAGCATTTGAATTACAGCGATGCTTATAAATTAGTTCATCAGCGTTTCAATGTTCAGCATATTGATGAAATTCCATACGATGTAATACCTGTGGCTGTGGAGTATGTTCACCACTTAATTGCTATGTACAGCAAGGCTGAAAAACAAGGTTCTTTATTTGATGAAGATCAATTTAAGCTGCTCAAGAACCTAATTGATGCAATTATTTCCCAAAACTTTGCGACTAGTCGAATCTATCGAGCAGTACATATGCTTAACAACGAGCAAGGACACTACTTAGCTGAATATGCTTTTAAAACTAATATTGCAGTTCTAAAACTTACTCGGGCAATGGATTTAAGAGGGCCACTTAATAGAAAAATCATTAGTGATGATTTAAAAACCATAAGCTACACAACAGGCAATCAACATTATAGCGACCGTTGGTTTCATCCATTGATGGAATCGGGAATGCTAGCTGGTGCTTTGCGAATTTCTGGTGGTTGGTAGTCTTCTAACAAAAAAGCCCTTCGGGGCTTTTCTCTACATAAAAACACCCTCATATTTGAGGGTAATTTAACAAGTGGTTAATAATGGCGCAATAAAAAACCATCTTCTGGTGGTTTAGACAGCTTCATCAACAATGTTATCCACTTTGTCTTCTTTTGGAAAGAAAAGCTTATGGTTGGTATTTCGGTTTTCTGCCATGAATTTTCTTGCAGTCATGTCTTTAAATTCATATGCCGACCAGACTAAACCTGCATAGAAGTCTATAAATTGTAGCTCAAGGCACTTTGAGCTATCCATTGGCATAATATTGCATGACTGGTTAACAATTTGGTTTTCAATGCCACACTCTAAAACCATCTGTTTTAAATACTCACCCATATTCCATTTCAACGAAACCCGCTCACTTCTTCTGTCAGGCATAAAATCTACATATTTATGCTTGCAGATAGTCCCAAGAAGTAAAAGTTTCACCATATAATTATAGAAAGCATTTGGGTCGTTCTTGAATCTTGCATTAACAAATTCTTTATTTGCTGTAATTGAGCGAAGTTGTATATCTGGATGGTCTTTGATAAGTTTCGCAGTCAATTTGACGAATATTTCTTTATCTTTTAGATTCAAATCAACTGATTTTAATTCATTTTTTAAAGGTCTTTTTCTTTTTTCATATAATGCTCTTACAATACGCTGAACATACTTAACCTTATTCTCAGGCAAACAGATTGCTGCTAACGTAAGCATTCGACTGGAACCACCCTTTTGATAAGGCTTTTCCATATTCCAACCTAAATCACCACTTTCATCCAAGTATATAAATGTTCGCATATTTTATTATCAAGCATTAAAAAGCCCCTAAGAAACTTAGAGGCTAGAATTCGGTGCGGCACCTAGAGGCAACGTATTTACAATACGTTTACGATTATCGCAGTGTTTATCGTACCTCAATCTAGGCGTGGTGTATTTATACCGCGCTGCGACTACATTGATAGAATATTTGATAATGACATTCCTGTCAATACAGAATCGCCTAGTCAATGTCAACCACTTGACCGTATTATGTTACATCAATCGCGTTACATCCCGTCGCTTGTTCACAGTTAAGTATCGCACGTCAGCATTTAAGTCTTCGTCGCTCGTTGCGTCGCCTTCTTATGGCACTCCTCCAAAAACAAATTATCCAACGCAAAAATACAGTCATTAAAAATATGAGCAGCCACTGGCAAATCATTATGCTCTGCATAGACATTGATTGCCTGCTGATCTAAAGATAAAGGGATACCCTGCTCATATCGTCGGGATCTGCAAATAGTGCTAAATGCCGAAAGAATAGAGTCAGCCGCATAAGAATATTCTGGCGGATCCGGAATACGGCCACCTAAGAATTTGATTTGTTCGATTTCGTGCGGCGTTTTCGACGCATACGTTTTTTGGTATTTGTAGAGCTCGATGACTTTCCCAGAATTAAAGCCTTGTCCTTGTCGGCTTCTTCCTGAATCTTCTGGGCCTGTTCTTTAATAAATAGCCAGATCGAAATACCAATATCACCAAGATTAAGAAGCTTTGAGGCATTCTCAGGTGTATATGGCTTTTCGGTCTCAACAGTTTTACCGTCTACGATTTCGGCAAATACCACACCTTTCCAGTCTTCTATTAAATGGGCAGCACACGCATCCATTAACAATTCATGGTAAAGCTTGGCATTTTCATCTTTGACCATCACATCATAGCCTTTAGACGAGATCTGATTTCCTGCTCGTTCAATAGCTACCTGAAAAGGCTTATAAGCGATACCACGGACTTTAAATTCTGCCTGTACCTCTCCATCAGCACCTTTGTATTCGCACCATTTTGATACGTCCGAGCTTTTAATAATTCCGACTTTTAAAGCCATAACAACCTCTGATTTTTAGAAATAAAAAAGCCCATGGGATTCCATAGGCTTTGTTACTGAATAAGCTGATTACACGAGAGCACGTACAATCGTTGGTGCTGTACGGACTTGGGCAAAGTTGATATCTAAAGTAATGATGTCGTCACCCCCGCCATCTGGGTGATTGGCTTCCATCACTTCTAATTGAGGGAAGTTAAACGAGTATTTACTGCCTTTGCTGTCTTTAATATCAAAGGTCAGCGTAAACACATCTCGGGTTTTAATGGCATCAATCCACCCTGCCGCAGTTGCCGAGAACATGAAGGAAGCATTTGCTTCGATATCCATCATCTTTTCAATGTAGAACTCTGGTGTGTACTTGCCTGAGCCGATACAACGGATTGCTTCAAGATTGTTATTAATTGAAAGCGTAAGAGACTGCAAACACGCTTTACCTTGAATCGTCTGTCCATTTACCAGTAAGTTTTCCACGTTTGGCATGCTGACCAGTGGACGGGTTGTTGCAGCTATAGGATTAGTGACAGGATTGACTTGCTGACGTGTAAATGAGCTACCTACCAGTCCAAAATTACCAGTGATTTTCCCAGTTGTTTGAATGGTGATTTCACCGGTATTCACCTGTACACCACGGTAAATAAATACCTGACCGATATCTTCAAATACTTTGACCAGTGTTAAAGATTTACGTACGGTACCGCCAAAGCTTAAAGCATTTGCTGCCCAGTTATTAAAGGCTAAAGCACTTAAGAATAAGTCAAATGTTCCAAGAGATAGTTCAAACTCTAACTGGCCTGTTACCTCTGCTTCAGTAACCACACCACCTTGTCGAAAACGTGAATCTACTACTTCACTGCTTTCTTCAGTTGAGACGTTTTCAGATAAACCATCACTGACACGGCGAACCGTGTACCAGATCGGGTTTGCCGGAGTTGTTCCCAGCACCGCTTCTTCACAAGCATATAATCGAATTTTTGCGCCTGAACTCATTTATAGTTCTCCAAAATTTAGGCATAAAAAACCCGCTTCATCAGCGGGCAGTTATAAAAGATGGGCGTAAAAAAACCCGCTAAATTTGCGGGTTTTTAATGTGTTGCATCTGTGTCGGAGATCACTGGCGGTTCCACACCATTCAAGGCTGCAGCTACTGCCTGAGATAAGTTAGTAGGCTGGAACTCCAATGGTGTTTCACTCAACGGTTCTTCAGGCTCTGGTTCGGGTTCTTCATGCAATCGAATATCAATCCAGCGAGTTTCTGGAATATCTACAGGATTATCGAAATCAGGAATAATTGAGGCTGTTTCGATATCAAATTTTTTCTTGTAGGTTTTTACTGCAATATCCCCATCTTCATGCTGCTCATAAGACACAGCAACAAGAACATTACCGTTTGCATCTTTAGGCATTTCAATGTACCAGCCCTCTTTAGCAAATCCCAGAGAACCTTTAATCAGGTAGTCACCTGTACCTAACTTTTCAAAGTTAATCGGCTGTTTTGAGGCATCTTCATTGAGTTCAAGTGAATCAGCAAATAGTCTTGCAATCGGTGAAGCTGCCTTGTAAACCCCGTTCGAATCAACAGTGAACCCCTTGGAGCGAAGTTCGCCAGAAGTCTCAACAGTAACCAATTTGCCGCTGGTCGCGCTGTTATTGGTCGTATAAACGATATTGTTCTTGCTCGTATAAACGATTTGCTCTGCTTTACTTAAGGTGTCAGTGGATGGCACATAATTCCATGCAATTACAGCCATACAATTGGCGCGTGTTGAGGTGTAATATGGTAAAAATAACTCCGTACCTGTAAATTCTCCACGAGTAACCACGATAGAAGGTGCATAAGCAGCTATATAGGGATTTGTATAAATACTAGTGGGTGCATTCTTAAAACGAGTCTTTTGTCTCCCTGCTTTATAACCAGCATCAATATCATTTCCGGCTTCTGAAGTTGGAGATCCACCATAACCTAAGTTAGATAAACCATAAGAACCATAAGCTGCTACATTACCGCTTTCTACTCCAACACCTCTTGTTGCCGCTGTACCTAAGCCCGTAACTTGAGTCCAGTCTGGAGTGAGGTTTGGAATGCCCGAAGCAAAAGGCAGCATAAATTGCCGCTTACCTTGAGATGAGTTATAAACAAAAGGTCGGTGGTCCCAACTAAATCTAAATAAAAGATTTGCCATTATGCAGTCACCCCGTCAATTACCTGAAAAGTCAAAGTTTCTGTATGCTGACTAGTACCGCTCACCACAGCTTTGATATCCATCTGACACAGACCCAAAGGCCACGCTGCAGTACTTGCCTCTGATTTCACATTCAGCCACCCCTTTTGAGTACTCTGATTTAATACTGCACAAGTCAAGGTTGCTACAGCGGTTCCATCCAAAGTTTTAACTTGAGAAGTAAAGGTATATCCCGTTAAATCAATCGCTCGACGCACATCATTGGCTGGATATTGCAGCGCGTCATCCATATCAACGAGCTGCAAATTTAAGTTGAATGTGTCACCACGCTTAAAAACAAAATTGCTCATAAGTGATTCCTATAGACATAAAAAAACCACCGATGAGGTGGTAGTGAATAAGGCATAAAAAAACCGCTTCTTAGCGGTCATTTAATTAAAGTAATTTAAGGTTTGTAATCTAAATCAACACTTACTCCAGTAACTACATTATGTTTAGTTCCACCAAGACTATTCACATTGGCCAAACGTATATTCACATCGGAAACACATAGCTTGTTTTCGCTTTGCCACTTCTTCAGTTCAACAGACATAACATCTTCAAGATGTCTTTCCAGTTCTTGCCGTTTAATTTCGATTTCTTCTAAAGTCAGCATACATGACATATCAATTCACCTTAAACCCAATGCTCACATTATACTGAATGAAATCAGCATCTTTACCCGCATAAATAGATTGGCCATTCAAACATTCTAAGTGTTCGATTATGAAATATTCAAAATGAGCCAGCAATGCATCGCTTAGAACCGTTACGGCCTTCTCTCCAGTATGTAATCGGTCAAAGCATTGGATCATGATATTACCGGTACGGCGTGTACATGGCTTATCTGCAATGCCTGAGGTAAAACTCGGGCCACCTGCAATCGTTAAACGGCACCATACACCTTTTGTTGGAACAGTAAAGTCAGGTGCATTTGGATACTGAATCCGTTCTTGAGCAATACCCGTAAAGCTTTGCATGCGATCAATAATAGCTTGCCTTGTCTGCTCTAAAGTCATTGCCATTTTAGCCACCGTACTTTTGAGAAATAAAGTTAAACGTGAGGCCATAAATACCTTGTGGTGCTTGATCAGACCAGCCGTTTTCTAAGCGCGGTCCATAAGCTTTATTGTTCTGGATATAAACCAAATTACCTAACTTAATCTTCATTGCCTGAATCGCTGCGTCGTTAATAGGGTTTGTTTCAGGTTCACGCACGCCGAAATCAGCAGATCCAACCGAAACAATATGTGAAGCACGGTATGCTCCAGTATCAACAGGACTTAAATTAACTAAGGATTGCACAGTATCCATAACAATATGCTTCACCTGGTCTTCTGCTGCTTTAGACACATCAAAACTAAATTCAGTTGGCTTTTTCCCCTTCCATCCCATCATTCACCTCGCTTTCTTCATACATTTTAAAAAGGTCTTGAGCGATCGCCTGAATTGAATAAGCTTCAAACTCAGAGCTCGGTTCTCGTTCACCCATGAGCTTTTTAATCTTTTGCCAGACATGAACAGCTTCATGTAAAAGCAATCCATAAACTTGAATTCGGTCTTTATCCGCCGTATCACCAATTTGGACGATTGCATATGCACCATCAGAAAAAGTACTAACTTGCGCATCCGCTCCCATATCCAAAAATTGATCGGCCTTATCCATATCTTCAAATAACAAATCCATGTGTAGTTGATTTCGAGCAAGCGTGTACTGCACATGTTGAAAAGGCGAGATATACCATTCAGGAACATAATCAGGATTAACCATTTTAGCCCCTACACTTTTCGAAGCTGACATTTCCAAATAGTATTAGCTGGATCCTGTTGAATATTAATTACCCGGAATGAGCCTAAGGCAGTTAACCATTCATCTTCAATTTTTGGAGTCATAGTTACTTCATTTTGAAGCACGGTTGCCTTTTTATCCGTGGCCAGTACTCCAAGTGTTTGGATCTCATATTGACTGTATGAGCCAAACAGAACGCCACGGCCAGAATAGTTTTCTTTAACTTCAACATAAGTTTCAGTTTTAGGATCCCAATTCGTTTTAGAGATCCGCTCACATGTAAAGGTATGAATGGCATCTGCTAAATCATCATTAAATGCTTCAGCAATGTCTGCCTGAATTTCGTCACGTAAGCCCATATCATGCCCTGTAAAGTGGTATGCCAAAGCCATTAAAACTTGCATTTGGATCTTTCAAATCAAGTGAATCAATAAAATCAATTGCTATCTGTTCAAAGCTAGAGATTGCTTCAGATCCGTCTTGAAATTCTTTTTCTGACTCAACAGAATCAGCCTTAACTTTCTTACGCTTCAACTGCTGCTCTTTGCCGTTATAAATTACTTTGGCCAGAATTCCTTTGATAATTTCACAAGCCGCGTCCTTAAGAAGTGGATCAATTGGATCTGGTACAAAACCAATTCTGTTTTTCATCCACACATTTGCCAGCTTCACCAGACGAGCCTTATCACTGTCTGGTGCAAAATCGCTGCCCAAAATTGAATTTGCGTCATCTACAGTAATAAAGCTCATTGCATTATTCCTTCGGGATTAATTTAAGAAGTTCTGCTTTTGTTGCAGACGGCTTGTAACCAATGTTTTTACTAGCCAAATACTCTTTTAATTGATCATTTGACCAGTTTTCAAAATCATTAGCTGCCGTTTCTGTAGCTGGGTTTTCTGCCGCTTTTCCAGCTTCCAATTCAGCAATACGTGCCTGCATTGCAGGAATATCATTTTTAAAAGCTTCAAATTCAGTTTTTATACCGACCACTTGAGCTTCAGCATCTTTGAGAGCTTTATCTGCTAAGACTGCTGCATCTTTTAATCGTGAATTTTCAGATAACAACTCTGACTGGTTACCACCGGCCTGCTCTAAGATGGCAATTTTCTGCTTAAGCTGAGTGTTTTCTTCAACTACCTTTTCACATTCAGCTTTTGCATCATCCATCACAGCTTGAAGTTCAGGGGTAATTCCCACTGCGACATTTACTGTGGCCAAAGTCGTTTTTTGTGGCACTTCCAACTTACGAACTTCAACTGGAACTTCCAAAGATTCATAATCCTTTTGAATCTTTGGATAATTACCGTAAATAATTACCTCTTTTGCTTTCAAATTTGGGTTTTCATAATAGTCAGGGTTAGCAATAATGCCTGTCTCTAATGCAGCCGCTGCTGCAATGCGTGTATAGATAATCTTCATGGCGCTTTTCTCTTAATAATAAAAAAGAGGGCTTATTAGCCCCCTTAGGTTTTAATTTTTAGGTTTTAACCAGTTGTCGCTGTACCCGATAAATCAAGTAAGGTACCTGCTGTCATTTTGTTGCTGGTTGCATATTTGATCCAGTTAGCGCTTGAACCAAGTAATGTAAGGTCAGGATTTTCACCTTTCGATGTATCCCAACTATAACCAAGAATATCTAAGTTAAATGCACCTTCAGCACGCATACCGATTGCTAAGTTTTCTTCATCATTGATGTCATAAGCTCGGAAGCCCGGTACTTGTGATTCAGTTACAGTGACAGCGCCATACTGCAAACCAAAAGCATCGTTATCACCTACAGCGTCCGTCACCAAGACCGGCTTTCCTAAGGTTCCCGGTAAACCACCGTAGATAACGATTTCAGATTCACCATAAATTTGCTTAGTGATTGCATCATCGACAATATCGAAATATGTATCTGAGTTCATCACCCATAAGCCAATGCGGCCAAACTTATCACCAAACTTTCGCATACCACGAGTCAATGCTTTGCGGCCATCAACAACGATACTACCTTTTGCAACCATGTCTGGATTGCTAGAAATAGCAGCTTTTAAAGAAGCTAAACTGTACTCTAATCGGCCTGCAACCAATGCATCTGCAAGATCGTAACCAACAACCATAGCAAATTCTTCTGGTGTACGAGCACGGCGCTTAAATGCCTCTTCAGTTGATGCATAAGGACCATATTTATATGGGACTTTTACGCCTACAGACTCACCAGAACCAATTTTCTCTGGAACTACTTTGGCGGTTGAATTCACATCACGATGTTTGATGCTACCGCCCACTTTGTAGAATGCTTCTTTATTGAAATCACCTTCAATGATCTCATTGCGATAAACAATTGCACCATTAGAGGCTTGGTTAAATACATTCAAATTATCTTGCAAACGCTCTAAATAAGCAGTTTGAGCCAATTGATTATAGATGATCATGTCTGAATTAACTGTCGTAGTCATAACTACTTATCTCCAAATATTTAATGATTAGTTCGGTAGTTTTAGGAAGGCATCATTGCCATGTTCTTTGATGTAATCTGCTTTCTGAGAAACAGACATTTCACTGCGTTTCATTCCAGTAGGTGCTCCACCTTTGCCCCCACCTTGAAAACCGCCACCAGTTCCTTTACCACCTTTAAGAATTAAGTCTTTATGCTGGTATCCACCAACCAATGACTCTAAAGCTTCATCAACATTTGCAAGTTCACCCGGGCGGACACGTGAATAAATCTTTTCGCCGTTCGGATCATATGCAACCACCTTGCCTTCTTCGATTTTGAAGTGATGACCAAAGGTTGCCTGAACCATGTCCACAGGTACTGCAATGTTGTCTTGAATGTACTTAGAACGAGCAAAACCACCGCCGATAAGTTCTTTATGTAAAGAGGCTTCTAGAGCATCACGTTGCGCAACAATCGGGGCATATTTTTCCTCAACTGCTTTGATAGCTTCAGCTTTAACTTTCTCAACTTCACCGGCATCCACCAGCTTTTTATCATCGAGATTTTGGATTGTTTGTAATGCCTTTTTAGCTGCCGCTGGGTCTTCAATTCCTTCAAAAGCTTTTAATGCTTTTTCGGCTGCTTCTTTGGCTTCACGATGTGTTTTAGCTTCATTGTTTAAGCGTGCAATTGTTGCTACCGAGTGTGGTGCATCATGTGGCATTTCTTTGCCGTCATCATGAATATAGATCGGCTTATCACCGTCTACTTCCGCATAAACTTTACCGTCGATTGTTACTGTTTTAAGTTTCATTGGTCATCCAACCTATATATACAAAATGGGCATCCGCCCGGATTCGCCGTTAGCATCCGCTTTCGGCAGGCAATAAAAAAGCGCCCTTTAGGACGCTTCATTTCTATAAATGATTATTTACTTAAAGCTTGGCGTACAAATGCATCTTTTGCTTCAAGTAGCTTTCTTAATCCTGTGGATTTTTCAGGCCCGTCAGGAAGTTGCTCATCCATTTGCCGAGCTAAATCACCAATTGGCTTACTAACTTGCTGCAAATGTTCAGGTAAATGTTCATATTGGAAATATTGGATAATAGGGCTTGGCATTTTCTTCTCGCAAAAAAAGCACCCGAAGGTGCTATGGTTAAAAATTAAGTTCTATTTGATGAGTGCAATTGCTTTTAATCTTTCAAAAGTAAAACCATAAATTGCCATGGCTTGAAACCTTAATTTGAAGAAATGGCACCAGAATTCATTTTGTGCTCAGAATATATTGAGCATCTGACATATTGATTTGCTTTTCAGGCATTTGTAGTGCCTTTCGCTACGTTTCCTTTGCACTCCAAACCTTTTGTCTAGGTTCATCACCAACTAAGCGGATGCCTTGAGGACCACCTACATCAAATGTTGCCGTGATAGTCGCTGGACCCTCAAAAACACTACAATTCATTTTTACAGCGGTTAATCCAGCTAATGGAATACCTGTTTCCTCGTCACAAAGAGCAAGATGAGAAGATTTATCTGAAACTCTTTTAAGTACCAAATGTCTAACTTTTGATTCACTCATAAGCCAAACTCCATAAATGACAAAAGCGCCATTTGGGCGCTTATATAGGTGAAAATTGTGTCTTAAGTGAGTTTAGAATTACCTGTAATCGGCAATAATTACTCACAGTTAAATCCAGTTCCAACAAGGTCTTTTTTCAAATTTGAAACGAGATTTTGTTGTTCCTGCTGTTGTCCACTAAGATAATTTTTATCTAGAGTCTCTGCACCATCAATAGATTTATAAAGCTCTTTAGATTCCTCTAAATTGTCTTTTAAAAACGTGGTGAGGTTTAGTTTCGCCTGGGCAGCTCTACATAAATTATTTTTAGCTTCTAAACCTTGAGTAGCCTGTTTTACTTGACCAGTTGCAGGATCAAAAGAATATGCATTTGCCATTGCTGACTCCAAAGCTTCAGACAATCGATCATATTCTTTAAGATATTTTTGACTTGGTTCAGCTAAACAAGTGATGGAAATTAGGGTTAGACATACAAAAGCTATTGTTTTCATATTGTATAAATTCTGATGTTTTAAAAAAGGCGGATTCAAGCGGCAAGTGCAACAGTATAAAAACCAGCCATAACTTCACTCGGTGTATACCAACCTAGTGTTTTTCTAGGACGATGGTTGAGTGCAAAT